CTACCGCGAAAACTCGGACTACATCACCGAGATTGAAGCCGGCGACGGTGACAAGGACTACCGCAACGCCGTGATGAACGAGACGCTGGCCGCAGGCACCACCAATGCGCAGCTGGTGGACCGCGCTGCCGGGTCGTTCAAAGCAACCGGCGGCACGACCAAGGGCGCGGTGCAGATCAACGACCGGGCGCGCCTGCGTGGCAAGGTCATCAGTGGCAGAACCCGTGACGTGCTGCATGACGTGGCGCGGGATTCGGGCGCGAATTGGTCTATCCAAGACGGCCAGCTGCAGATGGTCAAAGCCAATGGCATGCTGCAAGGCGAGGCCATTGTGATCACCGCCGACACCGGCATGCTGGGCGCGCCGCAAGTCAACGACAAAGGCATTGGGCTTACGTGCTTGCTCAATCCGCAGCTGCGCATCAATGGCGCGATCAAGCTCGACAACAGCAGCATCAAGGCCCAGCGCCAGCAGGCGCAGGGCGAAAAGCAGCAAGACCCGCAAGCGTCCACGCGGCTGGACCCCGACGGGATTTACAAGGTTTTGAAGATCGCCCACAAGGGCGACACCCGTGGGAAAGATTGGGCGAGCAATATCGAGTGCATTGGCCTCGGTTGACCCACCCAACCACACCCGCCAAGCAGCTAAGCAATAGGCAAGCAATAGGCAAGCAATAGGCAAGCAATAGGCAAGCAGCAGCAACAAGCAGCCGCCCAAGCAACCGCAATCAACTGGACAAACACTATGGACGACGGCACAACCACAAGCCAGATGCAGCGCGATGCGCAAGTGGCGGGGGGGCTGGAGGAGGCGCATGCCGCCCAGATCGAGGGCAGGCTTAAAGACCTGCACACCTGCCTGCCCGGAATCATCGTCAGCTTTGACCCGGCGACACAAACCGCCTCGGTGCAGCCCGCCATCAAGCGCATTTTTACCGAGCGCGGCGCGGTCAACTTGCCCGTGTGCGTGGATGTGCCCGTGGCGTTTCCTGGCGGTGGTGACTTTTGGCTGACCTTTCCGGTCAAGGCTGGCGACGAGTGCATCTTGCTTTTTTCTGAGCGGGCGATTGATTTTTGGCACGCCAATGGCGGCACGCAGTTGCCCGCCGAATACCGGACGCATGACCTCTCGGACGGCATCGCGCAAGTGGGGCTCAATAGCCAAACCAAGAAGCTCACGGCCTTGCAGATGGACGGCGCCGAGCTGCGCTCGCGCTCACGCAGTAGCTTCATCAAGCTCTTGGCCAACGGCATCAGCATGCACACGCAGGGCGACATCCGCATCAATGCCGCGGGCTTGGTGCGCATTACGGGCGCACGCATTGAACTGAACTGAACTGAATTGAACTGAAGGAATTTTTTTATGGAACAAGCAGTCGTTAGGCTGGGTGATATTTGCACGGGCCACGGGTGCTGGCCTGCGCGCAGCAACGTGGGTGCATCAACCGACGTGGTGGTGAACGGGCGTGGTGTACACCGTGTGGGCGACGGCTGGGCCGCACACACCTGCCCCGCCATACCCGAAACGCATGCGAGCACGCAGGCCACCGGCAGCGCCACCGTGTTTGTCAACGGGCGGGCTTTGGCACGCATGGGCGACGCCATCGCCTGCGGCAGCGCCAATGCAACGGGCAGTCCCAACGTGTATGCGGGGTAGGCCATGGGCTTGACGAGACGCATCGACGGCAACCACGACATGACCTTCGGCCACGGCATTGCAGACATGGCGGTGGACGCCGAGGCCTGCGCCCAGAACGTGAAGACGCGCCTCTTGCTGTTGCAGCAAGAGTGGTTTCTCGACACCGATGCCGGTGTGCCCTGGCTGCAAGACATCATGGTCAAGCCTGCCAATCTGGCGCTGGCCGAATCCATCGTCAAACGAACGATTTTAGAGACCGAGGGCGTGAGCGCGTTGCGCAGCTTCTCCATGACTTTCGACCGCAACACCCGACGCCTAACCATAACGGCTGCCGTGGTCAACATTTACGGCAGCGTTGCCAACATCAAGGTGACTCAATGACACAACTTACAGCGCAAGGCTTCGAGCGAAGCCGACTCGACGAGCGGCTCGCAAACCTGCAAACCGCGGTGCAAGCCATCTTTGGGGCATCCATCAACCTGTCCGCCGACACCATCGACGGGCAGACCTTGGGCATCTTTGCCGAGGCGGTAAGCAACCTCGACCAACTGGTCGAAGACGTCTACCACAGCTTGAGCCCATCGTCGGCCACGGGCGCGGCGCTCAGCCGCTTGGTGCAGCTCAACGGCATTCGGCGCATCGGCGGCACGTACAGCACCTGCGACGTGCTGTGCGTCGGGCAGCAAGGCACGGTCATTCCTGCGGGCAGCCTCATCAAAAGCGTCTCCACCAACGCCACGTTCCAGACCACGGCAGACGTGACCATCGACGCCAGCGGCCAAGTGCTGCTGTCGTGCCGCGCCGTGGAGCTGGGTGCTAAGTTGGCTCCGGCGGCAACGCTGACCAAGATCGACACGCCCATCTACGGCTGGCAGACGGCCAGCAATGCGCGCGATGCCATCGTCGGGCGCGACGAAGAAACCGACGCGCAGCTGCGCATCCGGCGCAAGCTCTCCACCGCCACGCCAGCGCAGTCCATTGTGGACGGCATCTACGGCGCGCTGGCCAACCTGGCCAACGTGCGCCAGGTGAAGGTCTACGAGAACGACCAAGACAACGTGCAGGCCGCCACCAATTTGCCGCCGCACGCGCTGTACTGCGTGGTGGAGGGCGGGCTGATTCAGGACATCCTCAACACCATCTGGCTCAAAAAGACGGCGGGCACCACCCTGGTGGGCAGCACCAGCGGCACGGTCACCGATTCGATGGGCAACCCGCACACGATGAAGTTCGACCGCCCCGTGGACACGCTGGCCTATGTGGTGGTGAACATCAGCCAACGCAGCGGCTGGCCGACCGACGGCGCGGCGCGCATTCAAAGTGCGCTGTGCACCTGGGCGCTGACCAACCAACTGATCGGCAAAGAAGTCATCCAGTCGCGGCTGTTTGACCCCATCAACTCGGTGCCGGGGCACTCCGTCACCAGCCTGTTCATTGGCGCCGCAGCCAACCCGACCAGCGCGGCCAACATCGCCGTGCCGTTCAACGGGCTGGCGCGGTTTGATCCGGCGCGCATTGTGGTGAACGTAACATGAGCGCGCCGCGCATGGACCACCAGGCCACAGGCCGCAGCCGCGTCGCCTTGCAGTACCAAGAAAGCCCCAAGTTCCTCGCCTACCTCAAGGCGCTGCTGGGCGCCCCGGTCGAACTCGAAGGCGTGCTGCAAAAAGTCGCGCTGCAAACCGACATTGACCAAGCCGAAGGCGTGAACCTTGACGTGCTGGGCGAGATTGTGGGCATCAGCCGCATCGTGCCCAACGCCATTCCCGTGCAGTTCTTCGGGTTTCAGGGGCAGCCCGGCGCGTTGATCTTGGGCGAGGAGGGCTACCCCGGCAACGGCGGGCGCTTTCGTGACGAGCTCGAGTCGCAGTTCGCCACCTCGGTGCTCGCCGACACCGATTACCGGCTGCTGCTCAAAGCCAAGATCGTCAAGAACCACTCCAAAGGCACGAACGAAGACATGCTCAAAGGGCTGTCCTACCTGTTCGCGTCCCCGTCGCACAGCGGCGCCATGCCCGCACAGGTTGCGGTGAACGACCAAGGCGGCATGGCCGTGCAGATTGCGGTGGGCCGCCCACTGACCTACTTGGAAAAGGTGCTGATTACCAACCTCGACATCCTGCCCCGACCGGCCGGGGTGCGAATCAGCCAGCGCGTGACCTACGACGCGGCGAATTATTTTGGCTTCAGCGACTCGCCCCAGTACATGGGCGGGGCGCTGACTTTTGGTGAAGAAAGCTCGACCATTTTGGGCGGGCAATTTGCAGAGGAGTTTTAACTATGGCAATCACAAAACCGCCTGTACTGCCCGCCTGGGCAGACGCTGGCGACAAGGTTCAACCTTCCAACGCGGAGCTCTCGGTCGGCTGGCCGGTGTCGAGCACCCCGCCGTCGCGCCAGCGCTTCAACTGGGTGCTGAACTTCGTCGCCAATGCCGTGCGCTATTTCTCGCGGCGCGGCCTGCCCGACTACGACGCAGCCGAAACCTACATGGTGGGCGACCGCACCATCGGCGATGACGGCAAGACCTACCGCTCGCTGGTCGACAACAACACCGCACAAACCCCGTCCACCTCACCCACCAAGTGGGAACGCTGGGGCTTTAGCCAATCTGACCTCGGCGCAAACGCCCAGGCCCAGCCCTACACGGCCTTCACCACCACCGGCGCAACAGGCGCATTCGTGCTCACGCCATCGCCTGCGATTGCCGCCTACGCCGCGAATCAGC